ATCTGGAATAGAAGACCCTTGAACTTTTCAACCATCCAACGACCATTTGAATCGACATCTAGATTGAATGTACCGGCTGTGGTAACATTTTCTGATGCGCCAGCGGTTGCTGTGAAGTTGATTGTACGAACAACTTCGCGGTTGATTTCAGCAAGAATTTCAGCCGAGAGGATGTTTGCGAGTTCTGTTTCTGCGTCGAGACCGTGAACTGCTTTTAGATCCTGTGCGAGTTCCATGGTGTATTCAGCCTTTAGAGCGCGAGAAACTGCTGTAACTGCAACTTTCTCGATGCTGAATGCCATTTCATTAAACATATGATCAGCCGCACTGCCCAACTTTTCAGCAGCGGAGGTTGACATACCTGTAGCAACGTCATATGAAGACGATGTTGCGCCAGATGTACGAGCAGTAGGATCTGAACCAGACTGTGAACGATTGGTGCCTGTGTTAGCAACTACTACCTTAGAAGCAGTATTACCAGAAGCAGAACGTGAGAAAGAGGAATCTGCTTCATTGAATAGAGCTTCTGTGCCGTCTTGTGCTGTATAACGTGAGCGCATAGCAAAGATCAAGCCAGTTGGACCTGTCATTGGCTGAACGCCGCAGATGTCATAAGCGATTAGATTTGGCATTGACCGACGAACTAGTGAAATCAACACTGGATCGAAGATGTCAATATTGCCAGCATTGGCGGTTGAAGAAGATGCGCCCATGGCGTTTGCGGGGGATGAAGATTCACCGAGTAGTGAGGGTGAGCGATAGCCACCTGAACCCTGTGATGCTTCACGTGAAGCGCGTTCCTGGTTTTCGAGTAGAACAGCAGTTACCGAACGGCGGTGAACGTCCTTAATGCCAGGAAGATCACTGTGTTCTAGAACTGGTGCCCACTTCTTTACAAGAGATTCATTGTCGTACATTAGTTTACTCTCCTTTATTTGGTTTATTTAGTATTATTTATAAAAAACTATTTCTTGATTGAACGAGCGATTGCGTCTACATAACCTGCCATTGATGGCTCAACGTGCTTTGACGCAACTTCTTCATCAATAGGTTCGTCATCTAGTGAATAGCTCTGTTCAGTTAGAACTTGCTGTGATGGAAAATAATTTTCGCGAAGTGTAACAATCTTTGACTTGAAACTATCAACATCTGAGTAATCGATTGCTTCAACCAGTGATTCCAACTTTGCTACTTGAGTTTGAGTTAGACCTTCTGTCATTTCCGAAAAGGCAACTTCGCGCTCAAAACCACCGACTTGCTGCTTTAGATGCATGTTCTTGGTAATCTCTTCATTTAGAGAAGACTCAAGTTCTTCAACACGAGCGGCTAGTTCTTCAACGACATCAACCTTCTCTTCGGGGATGTCAATATAATGCTCTAAGAATAGATTGCGCAGACCAGAAAGAAACTCTTCAACAACCTGTGACTTTAGACCAGTATCGACGGCTAATTTATTCTCTTCCATCCATTGCTCGATAACATAATCGAGATATTCGTCTAATTTTGTGCTGAGTTGTTCTGAAAGTTCTTCTTTAGCAGATTCAAGTTCAATCTGAGCCGCTTCTGCGATCTGTTCAAGTTTCTCATTTACCTTTGAAACAAGTGCGGTTTCAAAAATATCTGTGACCTTTGATTTGAAATCTTCTGATAGATCAACGCCAGCAAACATTGCTGCTACGTCTTCTGAAATGTCAATATCTTCAGATGAAATTCTCTGAGCGTCGATAAATGACTCTTCATCTTGATCTTCATCTTCTGATACTTCGGTTGCTGTACCAGACTGACCTGGGGCTTTAATATCAGATGAACCCTGAGCAGGTGCTGATGCGTCGCCCTGCTTTTTGCTTTTACCAGGTGCCTGTGCTGTCTTACCAGTAGGTTCTGGAAGTTCGGCATTTACGCCGTAGCTTGCTTTAAACTGTGCTTCGTCAAGTTCGGACATATTACGGTCTCCTTATGGTTTATATTCAACTATTATTTATAAGATTGTATTTCTAGAGTTTATTAATAAAGCTCTCAAAAATACGAATAGCTTCTGATTCTGAGGTACGTTTCCGAACTGATTCATTTACTTGTTTCTTGGCTACATGTAAATCAACTTCTCTGAACATACCATTGCTATAGATCCATTCACGTTCTTCCATAATACCCTGTACGAAGGCAGATGGAGCAGATGGATCGGCTACAATATCGGCAGCAGTAGCAAGATGATAATCATCACATACATACGCGATACCATCTTTATTTTGGATCGATCCCATACCACGAGATGAAACACCAAGTTGTGCGCCCTCTTTGATTAGATTTTTGACAATCTGTCCATATGGAGTTTCCATAATTTTAGCACGACCAAAGAAGTCGTTACCCTCACGTTTTAGGCTTTTAATCATATGAGTTACTCGCTCCAGATTAATACCTGGACCAGCAGGATGCCCTAGTTCGCCGTATGCGCGATTTTGCTTTACATATTCTTCATTATATCGATTGACTTCACGCTCTAAAATATGCGCTTGATAAACTCGGTTATTTTTATTCTTGCGCTCTGCTTGCATAAAGATGCCTTCGATGAAGAAAGACTTTTCTCCATTATCAGTTGCTTCTGTTATAACTTGTATATTTTCGTGAATTTCGCAAATGAGTTTCATCTTAGATCCTCTTAGTAAAGCGAGCCACCAGAGATGGCAGATTGTTTGTGTATTTTAAGAATGAGTGTTGATGGACCAGTGCCTGTCTTTGTTATTACAACATTAGCCTGAGGATTGCCGCCCTCACTATCGAGTAATCGACTATCAGACAAATCAATATAATCTTGCCCAGTTAATGTGCAGATAGTATTGCCGCCGCGCTTAATGGTAAAATAACAAGAGTTTGCTCCACCAATATTGACTTGCATTGAAATAATATTCATTGATGTAACAGTTTCACCTGCGCTATTTGCGCCGATATTTGTTGTCACATGATTCATCTTAATGAATCCGTCGTTAAGAAACTTGGCTACTATATATCCACCCTTAGTACTCTTAAGAACAATTCCAGCATTCGTGTTGGCTGCCATTACTTATCTCCTGAAAATTTCATCATTTTGAGAAATCCAGTAGCACTCCCGTTGATGGTAGAGCGAAACTTCTCGGCATTTTGTGAGTTCAACTTAGAGTAAGTTTCCATCATTCTTTTTGCTGTAGTAACATTTACAGTGGTTGTGTCACCGTCATCAAATGTTACTTCGCCAGGTTTACCTGTGTGTGAAATTTTCATCAACATTGAAGCAACATCTTCAACAATCTGTTCTTCATTAACTTCTGACTGAGTACGATTAAACAACTCAGCAAAAGTTTGATTTTCTTCTTTATATGTTTCTACACTCGAAGGTCCGCGAACAGGTTTCATATCACCTTGACGCTTATCGCCATAATTTGCTGGCATTTGCTTGTCTTTAAATCCAGACGCATCGTTCATTTTAGATGAACCTTGTGAAACAACACTACGTTCGCCATTCGTGGTATTACTGTGATCAGCCTGTTTCATTTTACGAGCATTTAGTAAATCATCTGTCTTAGGGTAGACATATACTTTATCGTTTTCTGATCCAACTTTAACAGGGTATCCCTGAGTAGCAGCAAACTCAACTTCGCCAGCAGGCTTTGGACCGTGCGCCTTATCATCAAAAGAGAACTCTTTTTCTGAGTGCGATGCAGTTTCTGCTCTTTTGTTAATTGCTTCTACAAGTTCGCGAAAAGATTTAGACATTTTATTCCTCTTCCGATTGAGCGGCTACTGAACCAAACATATTCGAGGCAACATCAATCCGTTCAGATTCAAATCTGTCCGCAAGTTTCTGCATAAGAATATTACTTACGCTATCACGAAATCCGCTTGGGTCATCATTAATAAGTGCTTCAATAGGATTACTCATTATTTACTATCTCCTTGTTATATTTAGTATATATTACATAAATCTTCGCATAATATATACTAAATCGTTTTTGCCGTATTCACATAAGAGGTACTTATGCTTATTTATAATAAATCAATTTTAGGTCCAGTATGGCAGTTTTATTATAGAACCGTCGGGTAGTTGTATTGTTATTAATCCAGCTGGATTTGATACAACAGGAGAATTAAAGGCTAATGCTCCCGCAGATGTCGTAACGGCTGATGTATTTGCAGCATATTTTGTAAGTTTTGTAAATGAGTTTGCTACTTGTAAACTAGATGGGCTCGCATTCCCACTGATATTGTTAATAAGTAGACGAAGTGCTGTATTTGTACTTGTTAGGTTTGTCTTGACATTGTTAATAGATGCGTTGGTATTAGCAAGTGCTAGAGCATTTGCTAACTGAAATATTGAAGTTCCATTAGACGAATATAGTTTAAAATCTTTTGTATTAAGGGCAAGTTCGCCCAACGCAATATCCGATGTTGTCGGAACTTTTCCAAGAACATTACTTCTTTTTAGTTTAATAGTTGACGACATATCTTAAGTATCTCCTATAAAGGAAACCAAGGGGTAAACTTTTCAGTACCCCTTGGCTATTCAGTCGATCTATTTATTAGTATTCACCGCCATCAATTACTGCTTCGATTGTTGCGATTGTAGCTGTGCCAAAATCAATTGTCTGATTAGGCTCCGTTGATAGATTGTAGAAGAACTTATACACTCCATCGGTTGCGTCACGAATGACACCTGTGTACTTAGTGCCGCTACTTGTATAGCGAGAGTAAACACCAGTATCGATAACATCACTTCTGTTAGTATTAGCCAACTTGATCATATTATCGCCGACTGTAACTGTCGTCGAATTGATATAGGTTAGACTACCATTGACATCCAAGTTACCATCAATGGTCATATTACCAGAAACGTTGGTATTACCAGAAACGGTTAGGTTGGTGCTGATTGTTGCGCGACCGGTGTGAGCCAACAGACCAGAAGTTGTTGGATTTACTTTGGTTGCGTATGTAGCAGCAGCATTAGCAACTTGTAAACGATCAGCGACAAGTGTGCGAATCGCTGTGTTTGTTGCAGTCAGACCAGATTTGACATTGGTAATGGCTGCGTTAGTATTGGCAAGAGCAGCACGTTCTGTTGCCTTTGTTTGATACGTAGCAGCAGCATTAGCAACCTGTAGACGATCAGCAATAAGTGTGCGAGCAGTTGTATTTGCGATAAATGTAGAAGTCAAATATGCGTTAGATACAAGTGTTTGCGCGGTTTGATTTTGACCAGAAATAGTTAGAATACCCTTTCTGGTTGAACTTAGTACTGTATTGCCAAGATAAATTGATGCGCCAGATAGATGTAGGTCCTTATACTTACGTGTTGGTGAACCAAGACTATATGTGTTAGCAGCTTCAGGAATCAAATCTCGTGTTGAAACTGTGGTTGACCAAGCGTTTGATAGTTTAGTAGCAATGTAAGTATTGGTGTTAGCAAGTGCTGAGTTAAAGGTTGTCGTGTTGACCTTAGTCGCAATATAAGCATTAGTATTTGCTAACTGTGCTTTGATAAACGCATTGGTATTAGCAAGAGCAGCACGTTCTGTTGCCTTTGTCTGATACGTAGAAACAGCATTAGCAACTTGCAAATACTGATCAAGAACAACTTGTTCTGTCAATGTATAAGCATGACTGATATCAGTTAAGCTAGTAACAACTGTATCATTTTGTGTTAGTGCGCTAACTAATGATGTCGATACAATTACGTTTGCGCTTTGACCAGGACTCCAGAATGCAGTTGTTCCATTCGACCGTAGAACTTGATTCGGAGCACCAAGTCCACCGCCAGCAACAAGTCCATTGATTACTGTATTACCAGATACAGTTAGATTTGTGCTGATTGTCGCACGACCGGTATGTGCTAACACACCAGAAGTTGTTGGATTAGTTGCGTTTGCTTTTGTGTTAATATAAGAGTTGGTATTGGCTAACTGCGCCTTGATAAACGCATTGGTGTTGGCAAGTGCGCTATTGAAAGTTGTTGTGCTTGTCTTAGTCGCAATAAAAGTATTGGTATTAGCAAGATGTTGACGTTCAACTAGAGCATTAGCAGCAATGAACGAGTTGGTATTTGCTAACTGTGATTTAATGAAC